CATCTGTTCTTGCTTTTAACCAAACCAACCCACCTTCGCCACTTAGGTCAATGCCGTTGGTAATCGTCTGTGCAGAACCAGTACCGTCATACAAAAACGTGCTAAATACATCGTCTACGTCAGTAGCCACATTGCCAACCGTAGGCCATTTGTTTTTCTTCTGAAGCTCTACAACTTCGTCTATTGACCACACCCCTGGAGCAGAAGTTGTTTCTAGGTTGTTAGCAGGCTCAACAGCCGTGGTTCTAATTATATTTGCCTCGTATCGTTTATCTGACATTATGAAAGCCCTCCGTGTCCCGCAGACGTTCCATATTGTGCGCTACTCTGACCAGAGTATAAATCAGCCCAAGTAGAACTGTTGCCTGTTGATGAAATAGTCACATACTGTATTCCATTTCCACCACCAAAACTACTACTATAAAAGAAAGCATTAGTTGAGTTTGCTGCTGCACCTAATGAACTAGCGTTGGTGGATAAATCACCAAAATCTGTGGCATTTCCTGTGGAGGCTATAGTAATGTAACTAATTTCATCAGTAGCACTTGCTGTGATACCTCCTCCCAACACACCCCTAGTGCTATTAGAACATCCTGCGAGTGCTCTTATGGCACTTATAGTATCTCCAAAGTCTGTAGCGTTACCTGTTGAAGCTATAGTGATGTAATCAATTATATTAGTATTTGTAAAACCTTGCAAATAACCTGCTGAATGAACACCGCGAGTAGTTGAGTTAATTGACCCTGCACCTCTATATTTTCCATATGTTAAATTACCGAAGTCTATACTGTTACCAGTCGATGCGATTGTTATATAGTCCATGGCATTTATAACTTGGTTTGTATAACCCCCCATAAACACACCTCTAGTGTTAGTATTTACCGCACCTCTACCGTATCCATTTGTTACAGTATCACCAAAATCCTGCCCTGTGCCTCCACTAGAAACCGTCCAATAATTGATTTCGTTACTGTCTGAATCGCCACCCGCTTGAACTAAACGAGTTGCATTACATACAGCACAAGGAATGCTTAGATTTACAGGAGAATCACCAAAGTCAGTAGCAGTTCCTGCACTATCCATATTAAATTTGGCAATATCTGTGTTTCCACCACCTTGAAACATCATTGCAAGCGTAGGTTGAGCAGGCCAATCTGAAACATTCTGCATCTGCGTTGTGAGCGACCATACCCCTTGATAATTTGGCATTACTGAAGTCCTCCGTGGGCAGATGAAGTCGCAGAAGTAAACTGAGTGTTTACGGTCATGTCACCAAAGTCGGTAGCGTTTCCTGTGCTTGCTATAGTGACATAGTCAATAACACCAGAGGAATAACCACCTGCAAAAACACCTCTAGTAGAACTTGAGGTTCCATCAATTCTAGTTCTTCCAACGGTAAGATCGCCAAAGTCGGTAGCGTTACCTGTGGAAGCTATGGTAACATAGCCAATATTGTTTATATCTCCAGAACCACCCCCATGTAACGCTCTAGTGCTAGAAGCCAAAGCAGCGGCAGACTCACATGAAACTGTCATATTGCCAAAATCTGTAGCGTTACCTGTGGAAGCTATGGTAACATATTCAATGTCATCAGATCCCCCACTACCCTCTGCAAACCACAGACCTCTCGTGGAGTTCGCTGTAGAAAAGAACTCTGCTTTTGCTGAAGTTAAATCACCAAAATCTGTAGTGTTGCCAAGTGTATTAATAGTTACATACTGTATTCTGTTTGTAGTGCTAGGATCATTACCACCACCTGTTATGTATCGTGTACTATTTGATAGAGAAGAACAACTTGAGTTACCTGCTGCTAAGTTACCAAAGTCTGTGGCATTCCCTGCTGATTGGATGGTAACGTAGTCAATGCGGTCTTTTTTCTGCCCACTATTTGTGCCTCCTGCCCACATGCCTCTCGTGTTAGACCCACCTGCGGAACCCATATTTACCCTAGTTTCGCTTAAATCTCCAAAGTCACTAGCGTTACCTGTGGTGCTTATATTGAAGGTATCTATGCCTTGTTGATTTGCCGTTGAGCTTTGCCCTAGTGCTATGACTGCGATAGCGGCTAAAGGACTAACACTCCCACTCGCATCACTAGGGGCAGAATAACCAAACGCATTGATTGCCCAGACATTAAATGTATAGGCGGTGCCATTAGAAAGGCCTGTAACATTAATCGGAGAAGAAGTCCCAGAAGCACCTACACCAGTGTTTGACTGCGCTCTAAACCCAGTTATGGCAGAACCACCTACATCAGTCGGCGCGGTAAATGCAACGCTAACCGAAGCATCCCCTGCCGTACCACTAACATCTGTAGGGCTGTCTGGTGCATTTAGCCCGTCTTGACCTATAAAGCCGCCTCTACCTCTAGCCATGTGCGACTCCTATTAGTCGGTGATTTGCTCGTAACTTACAATTACTTCTAAATCGCTTGCAGTACCCGCAGTTGCAGTTATTGAAGTATTTTCTTCAAGGTATATTGCGGTGCTCTTGTCCAACACAATCAACGATGCGTCAGCAGGAACAGATACGGTTGAAACGAGCGAGTATGCTGTGCCCCCGCCTGATGCTGCGCTATGCACATCGATGGTTATATCACAAGCATTTGAGCCGTCTACGTTTGCAACTTGAATCATGTTAACCTTTAAAACATTATCACTAGCTGATGCGTTGCTTAGAAGTGTGGTCTGTGATGTTGAACTCAATGCAACCACTGCGGTTTTTCCTAGTATCGAGCTTACGTTTACAATGTTCGGTGCTGCCATCGGTTAGCCTCCTTTATCCAAACACAATAGCCATTGCGATGGCCTTACCTGTTCCAATTCCGGCACTACCAAAACTAATAGTGCCACTGCCATTTGTAACCAACGCTTGCCCATTTGTCCCATCTGAAGTGGGAAGGGTAAGAGCCGTTACAAAACTTTGTAGATTCGCGTCATAAGCCAACACGTTTGACCCAATCGCAACTCCTAAATTTGTTCTTGCTGTTGATGCGCTTCCAAGATCTGACAAGTTGTTTGCAGACAATAAAGCGCCTGTGACGGGCACAGTAGCAAATGTAGATGTAAGATCTACCACCGCTGCACCAGATCCTGCGCCATCTGCGTATATAATCGCAGACTTGCCGTTTGATACGCTTACATTTGCACCAGACCCTTGCGAGAATGTAGCTGTCTGACCTGAGTTGTTCTTCACAAGATACAATCTTTTTGTATCATTCGGGCTGATTGTAATTGTATTTGTGCCAGAAGGTGAGCCGCCTAACACAAGAACATGATATTGACCGTCTGATGTAGAGCCATCTGAAGTAGTCAATGTGTGTGTTGTTCCTGATAATGTTACATCTCCAACACCCACCGCCAAGCGGTCAATAATATCAAAGTTAGTATTGGTTGACGTGCCCCATGTTCCAGATTCATCACCAGTTGCAATCTTTTTAATTCCGCCATTTGTTGTATAGGTTGCCATTTTTTTCTACCTTTACGCTGCTATTTCTGTCCAAGTTGTGTTTGGATTTGGCTGTTCCTCCGTCCATGAACTACCTGGACTTGGAGATATGCCTGTCCAACTTGTGCCTGGAGCAGGGACTATATTTCCGTAAACTAACACAGATCCTACAGTTGCGCTAGTGCTTAAACCTGTAACAGTTACAGATGATGGTGCAATGATTGTTACACTACCAACTTGACCTGTTGCATTTATGTTTCCTGCAAACGCGGGAACTATTTGATATGTTTTAAGCGTAACCGTTCCAACGGATGCAGTTGCAGCAAGACCTGTGACAGCTATATTTGACGCATCTCCTGAAACAGTCGCTCCTGATAACTCACCTGTCGCTGCAATACCTGTCGGCGTAACATCAACACCAACACCTTCAGTGATTGTAACCGAACCAACTCTACCTTCGGCAGCAAGACCAGTGGGTGGAATATTAACATCAATGACTATGCTCGTGTTAGATCCAACCGCAGATGTTGCCGATACACCTGTTACGTTTACGTTAACACCACCACCTTGAACAACGACAGGAGTGCCAACAAATCCTTGACCTTGTGATCCTGTAACTGAAACATTCTGTTCTGTAACAAGGCTTACATCACCAACTGATCCCGTGGCAGTTAATCCACCAAGAGAAACACTATTATCAATTTGTACAGTGACACTGCCAACACCTGCTGTAGCGGCTATACCCGTGACCGATACAGATACATCTTCTACAACAACAGCAGTTCCAACCTGACCCTGCATGGCTGAAAGAGTAGACTTTTCACCACCCCAAGCGGTTGTTCCAAAACCCTCTTCACCCCAACCTGTTAATTCGTGACCTGCTGTTGCGGATGCACCTAAAGTGACACTTACTGACCCCAAGGCACTCGTAGCAGATAAACCTGTAACTGAAACAGTAACAGGAATTACTTCAGCATCATCAGATATTGGCGCAGAGGATAGTGGACCAAAACCTAACATCTAACGTTTCTCACGGTTTAGTAGGCCACGTTACATCAAACGGAAAGCCAGATTGCTGTGGAATATCTCGTAACGCTTTTCTATAATCAGTTTGCGCTTGGGTCATTGTTTGATCTGATACACCCCACCAATCTGTTTCTGCAAGTAACCGATCTCTTTCCCATCGCACATCCATTGCTTTTACTCTCTCCAATTCGGCAGGATCTATGTACTGAGCTTCTTCCTCTGTCTGTGTTCGTTCTGGTGGGATGTAAATTTCTGGTTCTTCACTCATTTTCAAATACCTCAAAAAAGCCCATAAACTTTATAACCACCAGATTCAAAACCTCCTGTGCTGCTAAGATAAAGGTAAAAACCGTAAATGTCGGAATAATCTAAGTAGTTAACAAATGATTGATGAGTAGTTGGATCATTAGAGGTATTAATATACCCACCGATTGATCTGATTATAGGATACTGATCTGAGCCATATTCATCGTGATGATGGTGGAAGAAAATAGAGCCTGACCAACCTGATTCACCAGTGCCCCCTCCTACATAATGATATTCC